CCTGATCATAACTACTAACAGTGTTGCGGCACTCAACCGTTCTACTGGTACCCCTGTAGGTAACTACAAAGGGCTCGGGTGCAGCCCTCAAATGAGCATTGGTTAGAACAACAGTGGGTGTCAGGAAGAACCCATGGAGCTCTTGAGATCCACAAGAAACCTTAACCATGGACACTGGAGTCCCAGGGCCCACCCAAGGCAAACCTGCGCCCAACAATGGGGCGACATGGACCTCCTGCTTTTCCACATTGGATAACGAGCTGACCATCGCCCCAGCTTCTACTATATCAGCAGCAGGTCTAGAGGCTTGCCAGGTCTTCACCATCAACATGCCGGCCGTAAGACCTGTCAACAACGCCGTTATATAAACTAGACCCTTAACTACGGCTATGGGATTCCCGGCCATGGTATGTTGGACTCTCATAGTAGGCAAATGCAAACGCTCAACAGCACGAAGAAGATTAGTCATCTGATTCTCATCATACCCCATCGTAAACGTGGGGCCTGAGGATGTATTACCCTGCAAGATGAAACAGTCTCCAGGATGACCCTTAGGGAGCCCGCAGTCATCGCAGGGCTCACCAGGCCTCGGTCTATTCTTATGCTCAGTATAGAGAACTGATAACGACTTCAGCATGTCCTGAAGCGTCATATGGATACTCAGAATATCCCCATCATACAAGTTAAAATCAACATTCCTCCAGCCAAACCGGCGAATAATGTAAACCATTTCCCCGGCCGCATATCCAACATGCTTCCTCAACTTACTATAAGCAATAGCTCTATCTATAAGAGGAAGATTTTCGGCAGGGTGTTCCGCTTCAGGGGGAACCCTAATGTACTCCACAGTAAAATAACGTCGTACAAACTTCTCAGGGCCTCCAGGGGCACACCTAAAAGAGTAATGTCTGACATTAGTAGTAAGCACCACTAGTTTAGGCTCCACAAAAGAATTGGCCTTGGCCTCAAGAGAGGCCCCGGCTAGTGACAGTGCGGCAACATCTACCGCACTCTGCATAGCCAGGAAGTGAGTC